CCGGAGTTGATGTTCACGCCGCTGCTGCCAGCAACGGTCTGGATCAGAGCCGCATTGCAGCCCAGAGCCGTCTGACCGAGGCTGCCGTCAGCCTGCACCTGAAACAGAGCGTCCGGGTCATCCACGACATAAGCCTGGATGTCGGTCGCCGTGTTGCCAGCAGCGTAGTTTTGACGGAACACCGCGCCGTACACCGGATCGGTGAACGTGCAGCCGACAAACACACCCACAAAGCCAAAGCCGCCACCAGTGCTGGTGATGGTCGCGGCAGTCGTGGTGGCGTTGAAGCGCGCCAGCGTGCCACGGGTCGAACCCGTGTTCACGATGATAACCGGGTCACCATACTGAATGCTCACGGCGAAGCTGGCAGGGATCGCATACAGGCGAGTCGAGCCAGCGTAGCCTTGACCACCCAGAAGGTTGATCGGGCGAAGCCCATACGGGGAAGAGGTCGAAGCCACTTTCCGTTACCTTTCTTCTGGAATTGGGGATTTGTGGCCCAAAGGATTATTCCCTGGGGCCACGGCCAAAGGTGGTCCTCGAAGTACGCTCCGGACGAAGGAGCGGCATACGAGGATCGTTCTCACGCATCAGGTTGTTGTCCACGCTGTCCATCTGCTGCTGCGCGACATTCCCATAATAGGCCGCGCGCTGCCGCACGACCTCTTCGGGAATCTTGCAGAGAAGGAGACCACCAACCTCAATGTTGCCTTTGAAGCGACCATTGGGATCGGCTGCCAGCATAAGCTCAGGATGATCTTCGGCACGAACAGGCACATAGCCTTCGCGAAGCTGTTTGCTGACATTGGTGTTGTCCGCAGAGTTCATCATGCTCGTGCGGACCCAGCGATAGACATACCCCGGCTCGGGCTTCGGATCAGGAAGGATCGAAGGAGGACGCCAAGTCGTCGGGCGAGCCTGCTGCTCGCGCGTCTCAAGGTCGCGTGGTGTGCGGTCAGCCATGACCGTAATCCTTCAGATACTGAGCCACATACTGCTCGGGGGTAAGGCCGAATCTCTTAGCCAGTGAGACCTGAGACGGCGTGAGACGCACTGTGCGGTTGGTCTTGGTGCTACGAGTAGCTGGTGCGACCACCGATGCCACCTTAGCCGTCGCGTCAACTTCCGGCTCAGGTTTCTCAAAGTACTCGGGGAAACGACGCGATACACGCTTCGTGATTTCCTCGTAGTACTTATCTCCACGCGGATCGAGCTTATACTCCCGGATCAGCATGTCGCTGACGGCATAAGCGTAACCCGTCATTTCCTTCTCAAGCTCATTCTGCCCTTCGAACCACGAGTTGCGATTGGCCCACTCAACGGCCTTCGCATCCGGCTGAGCACGAACTTGAGGAATTTCATACTGAGTTTCAGGGGCAGTAACCGGCTTGTAGTTCGCGTAGCGATCATGCTCGTTCACAAGCCGCTGGAACTTCTCCTGATAGTCCAGATACTTGTCCGTCTCGCCTGCCTCAAAAGCCTCCTTCATGAGCCTCTTGGTGGCGTTGATCTCGGACTCGGCGCGAGCCTTAGCCTGATCGGCGGCGAACTTCTCCGTGCTACCAGCGAACTCACGGAACTTCTTGTTCTCTTCGGCAAGGCGCTGGGCAAGATGAATGGCCTCATCCCGTTCCTTGGCCGCAAGCTCCTTGGCGCGCCGCTCTGCGTGGCTCTTGAAAGAAAGCTCCTTGAGGCGCTTCTTCCACTCGTCACGGTAGTTGGCGATCTCGTCGTCGTTGACGTTGATGTCGTCGTCACTCTCCGTCACTTCGGGAGCGACAACGCGACCACGATCCTGCTCGGGCGTGTCGTCAACAATCTCGACGGTGAAGTCCTCGTCGGACTCTTCAGTCTTACGGGTCGCGCTCATGCCCGGCCAATCCCACGGGGGTCTTCAACAACACCCTCGACAGTATCATCATTGATGATCCGGAACTCCCGGCCATGAATCTTGATACGGGTGCCGCTGTAAGCACGGAACAAAACCCAATCCCCTTCCTTGCACCAAGCGCCATCCGGGAACTTGGCAGGGTCTTTGTAGGCGAGCGACCCCATCTTTAGGACGAACCCAACAACAGTGGCAAGAGATTCTTTCTCGCGCACCTGTTCCGGCAAGTAGATGCCAGAGTCCGTCTTTTCTTCAAGCTCGGGAAGAGCAATCAGAATCTTAAAGCCGGAAGGCTGAGGAAGCTGAGTAGCTCCCCGTACATCGCCATCCGGCATCTTGATATCAACGTTAAGCATAGTAGTCCTTTGCGCGCACTGTTAGGGTCGTGCGATACCCTGCACCCACTATGGGCGATTAGTCCTGCCGACCAAGGCGTTCCTCTAGGTCAAGCAATTCCCTTTCGGCTTTCGCCAAACCCTCAATAATACCAACTTGATGCCGGTATTCAGACCAGTCAGCCACGCCGCCAGTGGCAACGTGATCTGCGTGGACGTTCATCATGTCCCGAAACTTCTTGCGAAGATACTCTAGGACATTATCTTCAGAGGCTTGCATCACTTGCCCTTCATGATTTCAGAGCCAAGGCGCGTGGCGTCGAGCCTAATCTTGGCCCGATCATAGTCGCCGCGCTGGTCGTTGGCCTGCCGCTGAGACGCAGCCTTGATGCCTGCATTCAGACCGGCAATCCGCTCCTGAGAGGCGATCCTCTCAAGTTCGATTTGCTGCTGACGCTCACGCAGAGCCTGATCGGCTTGGTCCTTCGCCATCTTGCGCTGGACCTCAGCCGTCTTGTTCTGGGCATCCTGCATCTGAGCCTGGACAACAGGGTCCTGCATCTTCTGCTGCATCTGCTGCATCTGGGCTTCAGCTTGATCTTTCTGAAGCAGCTTGCCAGCCGCGTCAGCAACAAGCTTGGAGAGCGCCACCTCAACATCTTCAGGCAGAGGCGCATCAGGCGGCGGCAGTTCAACGCCAAGCTGGTTCTCAATTTCGCGGCGATACTGGAAGCCGATATGCTCCGCGATGTGAGCCATAGCCGCAGCCTGGATCATGCTTGCCTGGGGCGACTGCCCAACAAGCTGCTGAATCTTCGGGTCCTGCATCGCGGCCATATGGACCTGAATGTGAGCCTCGTGGTCCTGATAGAGGAACGCCTTCACGGGCTTACCAGACAGGATCGCCATGTTCTCGGAAACAGGGTCCATCGGCTTCTTCTCATCCGTATTGGGGATGATCTTGCCGGGGTCCTGAATACCAAGCACGGTCAGCATCTGGCGATGCAGTTCCGGCAGATCGTACATCTGCGGAGCCTGAGCAGCCAACTGAAGCGCCGCTTGGTACTGAACCACACGCTGAGACAGAGAGGCAGCATTCGGATCAGTGACGGGGATGACATCAATTCTGCCATCATAGTCATCCGTTCGGGTGGCCCCGATATCCGTCTCGTAGTCGTAGTCGCCCTTCATGTGGACGCTAATGATGTCCACAAGCAGATCAAGCTCCTGCTTCATCGACGCATGAAGGCGCGCCTGCACGGCAGACATCACCTTCATCGCTCGCTCCATCAGAGCCAGCGTTGTCCCGACAGGGGCGCTCTGGTTGGCGTCGCCAATCTGAAGATCGGCAATCGACGCAAAGCGACGGCCTTCTTCGACAAGGCTACCCAGAAGAGAAGCAAGAACCTGAGACGGTTCCTTGTAGGGCAGGAAGGTGATGTTGTCTTTGATGGCCCCGGACGAGATATCCACATCCCGGAACTCGCCCGGCATCAGCGGCGTGCTGTCGCCCTTGATACGAAGACCACGAGACTTCAGGCCAGCAGGAAGATTCGCCAGCGTCCCGGCATCCACAAGCTGACGCAGGATCGAGGTGGCAGACTTGGCAATGCCGCCGATCAGATGAATCAGACCGAAGGGATAGAAGCCAAAGCCAGGGATATAGCCATACTGGACGAAGTGCTGGCGCTTCAGCTTCAGGTTGTCGTCCTGCTTCCAGTTCCGATAGATTGACAGGATCACTCCGGTCGAACGTTCGACTGTCACGACGTAGGGCAGGGCAATGCCAGTCGGCTCGCCGTCCTTACCCACATCCTCATAGCCGGGCAGATCAAGATCAACGTGGACTTCCAGCAGCATGTGCCGGTCGTCAGTGTCGATCTGCTCTTCACCAGACAGCTTGTCCTTGGTGCGCTGAATCTCGTTCCTGTCAGGGACGGGCTCAGACAGATCAACGTCACGATAGAAGCCCATGACCTGAAGCTTCCGAATCTCGTTCGGATGCTTCCGCATGATGTGCGTGTAGCGATTGGCTGTCTGAAGATCGGAAGCGCCGTAAGGCGCAACAAAGTCCTCAGCAGGGACGTAGATCGAAGTCGGGCGACCAAGGGTCGGGTCGAAGTAGACCTTCTTAAATGCTGCCCCAGCCAACGGGAGAGCGAACAGCATTCGCTCGTGTTCACCCCTGTACTCGGACATCTTCTCGGTCAGGATGTAGTTCAGGTCTTCCTTAACCCGAAGGGCCTGCCGCTCGCGCTCGGGCGTAACCCGGCCAACGATCTTGGTTTTGACCGGACCCCCGGCAGGGAAGGTCTCCATGATCGCCTGAGACTGAAAGCGTACTGCCGCCTCAGAGAGAATGGGATGGAAGACGCCACAGGCTCCGGGCCAGGGGCTAGAGCGATCCTCGATCTTCAGTCCAAGGAGGTCGAGACCCTTCTTGTAGGTCTGTTCCCAATCTTCCCTGGAGCGGCTGTCAGATTCAAAATCATCCAGCAGTTCATGGCCGAGAGCGCCAAGGTCGCGCGCGTCCATGTGTTCAGCCAGATTATCATGGAACCCCGGCATCATCTCTTGGGAAAGCTCAGGCCCGAGAATGACCAGAGCGCCACCGTCCTCTGTCTCAATCGAGACAGCATCCGGGTTCAGAATCTCAATCTCAAGGCCGCTGTCAGAAGGATTCCCCAACGGGCGCATCGCCTTATCAACAGCCACAGCCAATCCCCTTCACAGGCATATCAATAATAGTCCGCGCGACGGGGAATGTCAGGCTCATCATCGTAGTCCGAAGGTCT